TCTTCCTGTCAAGAACCATGAGGCTTTGCCAAGTGCAAATGGTATGCCGTCGATCGTATTCCTTTCGATCACCATAGAGCACACCAACGTCGAGCCCGATATTTCGATAATCCTCCTCGGTTTGTTGCACGAGGTTCTTGTTAGGAACGATGACGATCGTTCGTCCGTATTTCTCGGCTAGCTTGCTAAGGCTTGCCGTGATGAGCGTTTTTCCGGCGCTGGTAGGAGCGATGCTGATACCTTGCAGGTCGTTGATGCATTCGTTAATGGCCTGTATCTGATAATCACGCAGTGCGATCGGTTGTCCAGCAAAGCGATGACCGTCCGGCCAATTGATGTGGCTGAGATAGTTCTCATCAACTTCCTCAAATTCAAAGCTATGGGTCGCACGGCAATCATTGATCTCAAACTCATATCCTTCCTTGATCAATACAGGCAGTATCTTGTCAAGGAGGTTCAGATATGTCCTGCCTCCAAGTGTGCAAAAACTCTGGCATCCATCCCATCGTCCGAGCTTGTATGCCGGACTATATCTTGCATGTGGCAGGAAGTATTTTACCGCATTAACACATGCACGCCTGGTAACCAGATCAAGTCCTTCAATTTTCACACCAACTTCGTCGGTAATGATTATCTCAGCGGTTTTTATCATTCTTTTTCTTCCTGTGTTCTCTTGGATCCGGTAATCCGAGATATCTGCAAAGCTCGTGGTCGGTTGGTATTATGTCCGTACGACCCTTGAAAAAAATCTCATAACTATCACTGCCGTATCGACCGATACCATACAGTTTGGTCGCATCAATTCCATTCCAGTATTTCCAATCTTGGCTCATTCGTATGAGAGTATGTGTCCGACGGTTATACATTCCAAGAGGTTTAACAACTTCCACGATTTCAGCAGAATCGGAACTGAGCAACGAGTCGGCATCCGGCCATCTGGAAAGGAACACAGGTAGTATCATTTTTACCTGTTTACGGCCGGTTTGATTGAGCATGATCACGCCGACAAAATGTTGCCATGTGCCAGTCACCTGTTCCTGCACCATGAGATCATCCCTAAGAGGTTGGATCATCCTCCCTTGCTCCCTAGATTAACGTCTTCCATACATACCACACGTAGCTTAACTATGTGACCTATCTGCCACGCTTTGATATCAAGACCTTTCATTAGGGCAAGATACTTGTTTCGTATGAGACCAACTTCATTGATCAGCATGCCCATGCTAACGATATCTGCTTCACCGTCTATGTATTTTTCAATGCTACGATCCGTTAACTGTCTGTTATAGGTTTCGAGATACTTCCTATAATGATCGCTGCGGATCTTGTCATATTTTATGTTGAGGTACTTTAACACGGCTTCAATTTCTTGTAGCTGTCCAAAACGATAGGATGTGATACCAGACAGCTCTTGCGAGTTTTTCTCCAGATTTCCTATTATGCGTGTCTCGTTCATGCCATCCTCAAGTTCCTTCTCATAGTATGCCACCGCCTGCGGAATTTCAGCTAGATCGTCAACTATTCGATTATACCACATTATCTTGACAATTCTTTACGAATATCGCAGAGATCCTGTTCTATCTTTCGTAGCATCATGGTTGATCTTGCCTGCAATTCAAGATGCAACCATGGAAGAGAATCCAGATCTCTTGCCCTGATTGCTTCTTGGACCCTATAAAAAAGATGATCGATATCTTCTTCTACAAAAATATCGATCATCTTGTTGGATACCTTGCTGTTGCATGTATCAAACGGTGTTTGATCAGCAATCTTCCTGAAAAGTGAAGACCTCGATCCGAGGTTAGTCTTCATATTCAGGATCCCTTCCATATCCGTCTCCGTCATCATCACTGAGCTCTTCAAACGCATGGTCAAGATGTTCATCCTCTCCCCTTGCATCGTCAAGATCATCCAGGCTTATATCCTGTTCAACAAATAAACGTAGGAATTTTACCGCAACATCGTTCTTCTTTCCAGATGGAACAAAATCACAGAAAAGATCCCATATTTCAAGAACGGTCGATTCAGCTATATCCATTTCAATGTTTCCTTATTCAGACAGTTCATCTCCGACATCAGCAACCTCATCGGATGCTGTTGCCACCCTGTTCTCATCCCATTCGTCCATGATGAGATCAAGAAGGCTGTTGGGTATTGAATTCCTGAAATACTTATGGTCTTTGCCGGACTTGTCAACATATTTCATCTTGGTGGAATCCTTGATCAGAACTCCTTTCTTCTCAAACAGATCCACAAGTCCACTGTATGGATCCATACCAGTTTCCCAAGGGATCTTGATCTCAACGTTCTCAAACGGCTTATTGTACCTGGTCTTCATGATCTTGCATGCAGCACGGATACCTCGAACGTCAGTTACCTTCTTGCCATCCTCGTCTTCCTTCAGCTTGCGACGTTGCATGGCTACAACGATTGAGCTAGCATAAATGAATCCCTGACCGCCAGAGATCTTGTCGTCTGGATCAAACATGTCCTGGGAAGCATAGCTGTGATTGGTAACCACCATGCCTACATCATACTCGCCAAACATATTCACGCAGTTGCGAACCAATGCTGCTAGAGCCTTGGGCTTGCGTCCCATGTCACCCTTGAGGTCGCCTGCCTCGAACTGATTGACATCTGTTGGAGTCAACAGCATGCCAAGACTGTCAAGAACGAAAAGGATCTTAGGACGATCGTTCTCATCAACGCTGTCAAAGCGTGACTTGTAATCCTTCATGAAATCGCTCATGAGCCTAGCAACATCGTCGACCATGGACATGTTAACCTTGAGAAGCTTTTCTTCGGATGTATCAACACCAAGAGGCTTCAGCCAGTTTTCATCAAGAGCGTTTTCGGTATCGATTAGAACCACAAATACTCCTTGGTCCTGGGCCGACTTTATCAGATTTCCAGAACAGATGAAGCTTTTACCAGAACCACTCTGTCCGGCAAACATGGTTACCTTTCCAAGCGGTACTCCTCTCTTGAAGTCACTTGAAATACAATAGTTAAGGGCATAGTTGCCCGTGCTGATCCAATGTTTTGGATCATGGAAACCCAAGGAAATACCTGGTATGTTCTTGGTCAGGTCTTTCCTGAATTTTGATAGATCAAAGGGGCGCATGCGTGTCCTTTCTTTTTAATTTTGCGGCTAAAGATCATCGACAACCATTTAAGGTTGCAATGGGGGACATTTCCGTCCCCCATTGTTCATCTTACTTCTGTTGCTGCTGACGACGACGTATCGCAGCGATGATATCATCCGGAGTCTGCATCTTTGGCTTATCAGCCGAAGCAGCAGGGGATGGATCGACATCAAACGGAGGATCGATTTCCTCCGTTATTACCGGCTTTGTAACAACCTTGTTCAGTATGCTAGAACCAGTTACAGCAGTTGACATGGCCGGATTTGTAGGAACCTGCACCTGTGAAGTCGTAGTCGACGAGTCACCGGAATTTGAATTGGAATTCTGATTTTCCATTCTCATTCCATTTGGACGATATAACTCGCCCCACTTGTCAAGGTCATACATTTCCTCGTTCACGCTAGCCGTGAACAGTTCCATGATGGCATTAAGATGTGCTTCGTCTGGCTTCTTTGGCAAGAACGTACTGAGATTCCAGAGACCATGCTTGGCAATAGCATCTCGCTCAACATCATTGAGAGTACGCTCCTTCATTGCCCACTTGCTGCTGGCATAGTTTGCAAATCCGCCCTTGGTAGTCTTCTGCAGATAAAAATCACGACCGTGATCATAGTCAGTCGGGCTGTTCTCAAGATCCTGATCCATGAGAATCGACTTGATAACATCAAACACCGACGGATTGATGATGAAACGGCGTATCGGATTTTCCGGTTCCTGATCGTCCTTGTTAGGATTCGAGGGCACAAAACCCTGGAACAGAAAGCTCTTCTTGCGATAATACCTGCGGGCCATATCCTCAAGGCTCTTATCCTTCCACCAAGGACGGATCTCAGCAGTGATCGGGCAAGTTCCTGCCTTCCACATGTCCGTGCAAGGAACTTGCACTTCAACCGGTCGGCTGTCATTCTGGCCCTTTACTCCAGGGAAAGGCAGCTTGATGATGAGACGTTCTAGCCAGAAGAAATCATTCTTCTCGTCGCCGTCTGGTAGGAATCGCATTGTTGCGCTTGAACCCTCTGGATTGTTCCAGAACGGGTAAACGGCATTGTCGCCGCCAAAACCGCCACCATTCTTGATGCGGTCCTTGTTTGCTTGCTGAGCAAGCAATTTAGCTTGTATTTCTTTGAGTGTTAGTGCCATTTCGTGTGCCTCCTTGTGTGCCTATAATGGGTATGGACAATAGCAAGTCATCTTTCTGTCTTGCTACTGACAGTTTATTTATGACATCTGGCTCGGTCAAATTAC